CACGTATAGCTCGGTAATGATTCCGATTAAAAGTCAATGCTTTCATCCTCACCTTCCGCCACTTTAGCTACGGGCTTTGGTTCAGCTGTGAAGCCATCTTCTTTATCGAACGCATTGGCACCACCTTGACCCCCGGTTACGAGATCTAAAACTTGCACCGCATTAATACGTAACATCAATCCTGAATAGATTGAAGTAGATACTGCACCTACATTCAGTGCTAGCTTGACTTTACTTCCTCCCCATATTGCACCGTTAGCTGCATCGTAAGGATTCTTCTGAGCATCTACAATAGTTAAGTTGTTCTCAACTACAGATCCATCAGCTTGTTTAAAGAATGCCTTGGCTTTAGTCTTAACATCAAACGCACCAGGGATTTCATTCTTGTCATCATCAAGCGCCGGAACAATTGGTACTATTAAATCTTTAACACCAAGGTGTGCCATAGCTTGCTCTTTCATTTCTTCAATCTTGGCGATGAATGTTGTTGCATCCTCACCTGTTAATCTAAGATTGCATTTATATACTGGGTCACCAAACTTAGCATCAGGTGCTGTAAGGTGAGGGTAGATTGCGGTTCCTACTGGAGTCACAATCGATTTTCTAAACGGTTTATCTGCCATAAAATTTTGTCCTTTAAATTAATTGTCTAAATATTTAGCTTCAAGTCTGTCAACATCAAGACCTTCAGCTTGCATTTGCATAGCCATGTCAACAGGTACAGGGAAGCCACGCTCCCACATATCTTTTGCTTCAGCTACTAGTGCGTGTTGTATACGGTTCATTAACATTACAATTCCTCCTTCATATAATTGATAAGTGCACGAGCATGTTCACCACGGCCTTTCGATAAGCAGTCAGCTAGGATTCGTTCGCCTAACTGACATGCTTCTCTCGGGTCGTAGTCATATCTCTTGCAAATTAAAAGAAAGGAAAGTATTAAAGCCGCTACTTGCTCATGCTGCTGTAGTCTTTGCACACCATCGAGCAATTTGAAAGCTGCTGTCTGTGCATGGTGACTACTGATTCCGTGAAGTTTGTCTTTCATATTTTTCCTTTTGTTATAGTCGTCCAATATAGGGGGGTAACTGTTTTATCTAATCTCATAAATCATTTAATCCCAACAGGCATCTATTTAATTGAAAAAATAATCAGACTCCATGACACGAGTTATATCCAGGTCACCCCGAGGTGGAGCTTCGGGTAGTTTCATTTGTAATGACTCTTCAAACTGTTGTTGAAGTGTTCCTACAAAGTCTCCTTTATATTGCTCAATGAATGTAAGTCTTAATTGTTCTGATAAAGTTTGAACATGACCTAGGTGTACAGCATAGCTATCATGCACCATGCTAAAGTCTTTGATACCTAGATCAACACATCTACATAAGGTAGACATCATGTGACTTGCGTCCATAGAATGCACAAGATTTGGAGATACAGCAGACACTTGCTTACGTCCATCTATCGAATCAACTCTTGGTCTGTACCATCGTTTTATTACTAACTTCATAAACGTAGTTTCTATTCTTTTTAAATCGGTCTTCTTGTAGAACTGATTAACAGGAAAGCCAACAGGTGTAGTCCAGGTTAATCCTTTGCCTTCCTTGTTTGCTGCTTTAGCTATTGACTTTAACCAATCCATAGCTACCACAGAACTGTTTAAAGTTTCAGTAATAGATTCCCATATCAATCGAGTAACATATACAATTGCTTTCCACTCTAGCTTTGGATCATCTATATCTAAGATGTTGTTGCCTTCATCTTTCTGAGCTTTAAGTTCATCCTTAAGTTGATCACGCATACCAAACTCTGTTGCTCCATATGGAAGTGTCATGACCTGACGCTTAACTAACTTCCGAGAAAATTTTCCTCTCCAAAACTGAGCGTAAGTATCGTCAGTTTCTTTAGCTAGTTTGTTTTCAACTACATCAGCTACTTGTTGATAGACATCAGCCGGAGTATCACTTGGTACTAAATTAACTTGCGCTCCTCCCTCCGAACACTTCAGCATGCTACTAAAATGTTGCAGTCCATTACACGATCCGTCCAATCCGACCGGTATAACTGACTCATAGTCTGCTCCAAGTCCTGACTTCTTATATCTAGCGTACTCAAAACAGGCGGCCAAGAATTGCCAAGGTGATCCGGCAGTCTCCCAAAAGCTTCGAGCTTCTAATGGATCATCGGCTACCATTAAGATGGCTACCTCTTTAGATTCAGTCCACTTAACTCTATCTTCTAGTGATACTTTATCTTCACCGTAACAGTTAGCCATGTGTACCTTGAGCCACATCTCCCCATGCTTACCTAGTTTTTCAGGGTGAGCAAACTCTAACAAAGATTTACCCAGGTCATCGCTCTGAGGGTTAAGGTTAGGTACCAATGGATATACCCTTGATCTGAAGTCACAATTTGAGGGGAAAAATATCTGCTCATAATCTTTAAACTTATTAGCTATATAAAGTTTAGTGATAAGTGCAGCACGTTTAGAGTTCTCTCTGTTATTCATATTGTGTTGAAACGTGGCATTACTTTTCCAGGCTTTCCATTCATCCTCATTAGTTTCTTTAAAGAGGTTGATAGCTTCATCAGTTTTTTCACAAGGCATCTCAGGTATATCTCTAGGATTTATTGGAGGTAACACTTTAGTATCCGTCTCAATACCATTCTCCCAATAGTAATTAACTACATCTAGCACATCTGCATTAATCTTATAAGCTGTTTCTTGTACTGCATTGACGGCTTTATATACTCTATGCATGTGGTGTGTTTCATCCACATTTTCAAGATAACTTTTAGTTTGTCCTTTAATAAAAGGTACTACACTAGTTCTATATCCACCATCATAAGCATTTGACCATTGATAGGGTGGTACAATCATTGGTAAATAGAAGGGTGATAACACTTCGTTCTTTGTGTGTTTATCTTTTAGCCAAGCCATGATCTCCGGAGTAGCTATTAAAATCTGTTTCTTTTTCTTTCGTACAAAGAATATTTTTTTAGTTACTAATCCTGTTTCAGTTATAAAAATATTTAACAGCCACACACCTAGCAATATGTTATCTCTTTTATTACTTGGATTGTCTATGCCAGCATAGTTTGCATAGTGTCTCATTGAATTACGCTTATGTTTCTGATTACCTGATTTACTTTTCTCATCAGCATATCTATACAATCCAAGATGTTTACTCTTAAACTCTTGCATCATACGATAATCATTAACACCTCTAGCTATGCCCATCTCTGCTTCTAAAGTATTCATACCTTGTGATATAGCATTGATTATTTCATGACATACTGTAAAGGCGACACCATCAGAGTCTAAATCTTGTATTATAGATAAGGCTCTAGGTTTAGGCCCCCCTTTTACCTCTCTATCTTTAGCTTTAGTAATAGCGTCTGATACTTTAGGGATAGCTGATAGTAGTAGACTATGTTGAGGAGCGAGGGAAGACTCTTGTCTTTTATCTTGAGCCTTGCTTAACTCTTGTCTATATCTTTTAATACCTAACTCTGTTTGTTCTAGTTCTAAATCTATTTGTTGCTCTTCCAAAGTTTTATCTGTCATATTATTTTCCTAGTTATGATTGATTGGCTTGGTTCACCAATATAGGGGGGTAACTATTCTTGACCACTGATAAGGCACATCAATAGTCAAGAAAGTATATCCCAATAAGAGATTTTTGTGTCATAAAAAAGTCACAAAATCATGTTAGAATTCTGCCATCCTGACTGAAACCGCATAGCCCGGGTGGCGAAATTGGTAGACGCAAGGGACTTAAAATCCTATCAATAGGCTACACCTACTGTAACTACTAGGCTTCCAAGCTCCTTTGTGTTACCAAAAAGACACATCATGGTCACAAACCTATTGATTACACATCCCAAGTGTCAAGATGTCTCATCAATTTCTTAACCACATCTCTACCTAAACGTGTAAGTTCAACGTGTCGATAGCGTCTATCTTTTTCATCAATGAATATCTCTATTAGTTTTTCAATACGTCTTCGGTGCTGTAGGTTGTGTGCATTTAATGTAGCTAACACACGTGATACCCCGGCTTCTGTTAATGAAGACGTTCGTCTGATCTTCTGTACTGATACGCTATCATCTAATGGAACCATCAATAAGATACTTACCATAGATACAGGCACATCTGTACCAAATTGTTTCTCTATATCTAAAAGAACATTCATTACTCCTTTCACTTTAGTTTCAAAAGTTTTCATTTCTGTACTCTCCCTAGAATTACCTACTACTATGATTCCAATAGTTTCATAGTGTCTTGTAGTCTTACGTTAGTAATCTGCGCATAGATCTGTGTAGTTTGTAGGTTCTTGTGTCCAAGAAGTCTACTCACCACATCAATAGAAGCGCCCCGTTCACAAAGACGTGTGGCAAAAGTATGTCTCAATCCATGTAGAGTAGCTTCACTTGATAGCGATAGCGTACGCTTCATTGATTTAAACTTACGTTGAACCTGGTCTATGTTCAGTTCTTGAAAATTAGATCTATTCTGAAACACATCAACACAACGAGGTGTTAATGGTATTGCTCTTGGAACATCTGCCTTGTTAATCGTGATAGTTAAGACACCATCACGCACATCGGTTGGTACGTTGATGTTTAAAGCTTCTGATAAGCGACAACCTGTGTCTGTCAAAATTGTAATTAGGTCTCTCATAAAGCAATCATTATTATCTTGATAGAACGAGATTATAGACTTGATCTGTTCCGGTGTATAGATATATTTTCTAGAGTGTTTAATTCTCTCAAGCTTAAACTTAACAACAGGCACATCTATACCCATAAGTTCCCTGGCGTGTCTCATTACGCTAGACAAGGACAGGAAATATTTATTCCTAGTAGATGGCGCATTGTATTTAGACTTAAGAAAATTGTGGTACTTCAGCACATCCATTTGTGACAACCTGAATAAGTTGAAGTCACTCCCAAAGTAATCCAAGAGTTGCCGGTGATAACGATAGCAGTTCTTATAATACTTTGATGTCTCCAAGGATTGCTCCCTGGACTTGGTTGCAACAGATAAGCGAAGCTCATCCATTGATTGTTCAGGTGTACTTGAGATCCTGGCCATAGCAAAGGCCGTTGCTTCAGTCTTGCTACGAGATCCACATGTAAACCTTATCCGTTTACCTGAAGGGTTCACATAATTACAATAGTAAACCCCATCTCTTTTATAGAGTTTCATTAGTCCTCCTTTAATGTAATGTATCGGTTAATTTTTCAAAGATCTTACGTACATATTCAGTGTCATAAGTTTCAAGTATGACCATGATTGCTTCAAGCATTTCGTCCCTGGTTTCCATATCTATCCTCCAAATGTTGATCGATGTCTTGAAAAATTCTATCGAGTGTTGAGTCACTGATCACACTGCTATTCAATTGGAGTTGTTTAGTTTCACCATTGGCTAGCCGAAGTGTGACCGGGATGTTTATATCAATGTCATAGTCATGCATATCTATTCCTCCTCATAGTTTGAAAGTTTTGGTATAAGTACCGTAAAAGTATCATCGTTTTCGCTGATCACATCTGATTCCTCGAGCCTATCCATTTGAATCATGGCGTATTTAAGAGTTTCTAAAAGTTTTTCATGAGTCCAAAAGTTTTTCCTTCGCTCTTCATCTGAATAAGTGAAGTAACATATTTCAGTTGCTAACTCTTCATACATTTTTTTATAATCCATATCCATTACTCCTTTATTGAACGTTTACTTTGAAGCTCTCGCTTCTCGTTTTCATACACTTCTAAAGCTCTATCCAATGGATAATCCCAATCGATATCCCAATGCATGAACTCCCCGGCATGCGCCAGGCCTACCTCTATATCGCACATCCTTTGATCTGAATATTCCTGGAGTGGTACCCAGGCTAAATACCCTGGTTCCTCCGGGTCATCAGGATGCACATCACATAAGAAAAAGTTGAAGGCTTCCATGTAATCACATTCTTTGTCGAACCTACTCGCTTCTTGTTTTGTCATCATGTTTATTACCCCTCTATTTGTACTAGTTCATAGGAACCGACAATATTTGCCGTGTCGATTTGCTCGTACTTCTCATCCCACCCATAAAAGGTAAGATACTTTTTCCCGGTGTCTTCGCATATCCATATGTTGAAATCAACAATGTTGTTTTCCGGATGCATGCCTGGGAAATCTATTTCCACATCTAACCCACCCCACATGTCATACACCGGGAACTTATGTTTTTCCCAGGCTTTTTGACGTTCAACCTTCCAGGTTAGATCGTTTTGTTTATCTTTAAGACGTTTGATCTTTGCATTCTGTAAGTCGATCTCGCCTTGTAGTTTTTTAATTTCATCTCGTTCTTTTTGCATATCTATTCCTCCTCATGTTTAGGGTTATCAGTGTAGGCAAACTCCGCCCACCAATTAGAAGTGTCTTGCACGCATTCATTAAGGTCTTGAGTTTGCATTGTGTAAAGCTTTTCCTGGGCTTCCTTTAGGTTTTTAGCTTCAATATCGATGCTATAATGTACAGTTTCACTTGCTAAAAAATTGTAGTTATAAGTTTTATTTTTAGGCATATCCATTACTCCTTTAGTTAATTAATCTAATAAAATCATGAAGGCTTTAGGGTGATTTTTCCGGAACCAGGCCAGGCCCTCTTGAACCATGGCATATAAGCCCATCGCTTCGGCTCCCATTATGGCGTCATACATTGCCACCGCCTGGGGTTCGAGTTCTACAGCTTCCCCGGAAAATCTATTTTTTACAATTTCGGGCCTAGATCCTACGCTTAAGCCTTTAAAGCTTTTAGGTATTGATTGCATTTTTATTACTCCCATATAGTTTAAAAAAAGTTAAGGCATATCCATTAAAACGGAGCCGGGCCACAATCGATCATGGCTTGCTCGTATGGATCAACGGCCGGGATTTTTTCCGGCTTGTATCCGGTGGCCTGGATTGTTAGGCCGGGTTTATCCTCTATAAACCATAGGGCTTCACGTTTTGATTTAAAGCCCCTTAAAGGTTCCCCGAAGTCATCCAGGATTAAATGACTAAACACTATTAAGACTTTTTACTAGGCTTAACGGCTTCTTTATTTAACTTATTAACGTCAATCCCGGTATTATCTTTAATAGATTTTTTAATGGCCTTTTGAACGGCCTTTGATCCTATAATATGTATTTGCATGTTTTAAGCTCCATAGTGATTAAAAAATGATAGATTGATATCTACCCCTTAAGACTCTATTTAAAAAGCCTTAAAGGGTTAATACGTTAACCCCTGGCATGGTTCTTAAGATAATCCATCAACGCCAATTTATAGGCCATATCCGAGCGTTCAAATAAGCCCATTTTTCGGCCTAGTAATTCGGCGTGATGTTTATTAAATAACTTTTCAATCATTCGATCTTTAAAACTAGAACTATGATCATATGTAATATTATTTGACATGATTAACCCTCCATTAAATTTAATTTCATATCTAGGATATTTTGACGTTCTTTAGTCTTTAAAGGCTTATTCAATAAATAAACCATATAGGCCAGGATATGGCCATTCTGTTTATAAGTCATTTTTTAAGCTCCCTTCGGTATAATAAATTGTGAATCTAGGCCTAGTTTAATAAGGCGTTTTGATCCCTTCGCATATAAGGCCAGGATAGACCCTTTAGGCTTCGTAAATGTAAGGTCGTTATCATCCCCGGATAAAACCGGCCTTTTATGAAAAGTTAACGGGATTGACTCTTTATCTTCAAAAACAACGGCCACCGTTGATCCGGCTTCTAAAGCCCGTTTATTATATTTTTGAAACTCCGGCTTATTAGAATATGAGAATGTAAGATTATAATTAGAAGGAAAATCATCCAGGCCGTTTTTAGAATCTACACGGTTCGGAATTTTCGTATAATCCATAAATTGAACATCCGGAAAAAACTCGAATATATTACGATAGTAAACATCTTCAAAAGTGAAGCCGATATTTTCCCATCGAATATCCGAGGTTCCATTTAAACGAACTAAAGGCTTAAGGCCCCGGCGCTCGGCTTTCCTGGCCAGGGCTTTAATTTCGGTCACAAGCTTAACAAAATAAGCCCCTGGATCGTTAAGATATAGTTTAGTTCTATTTAAACGGGCTTTCTTAACGCTTGCGAAGGCTCCCCGGCCGGCTTCGTATAAACATGATTCAATACAGCCCGCCTTTTCTGCCATTGCGCATAAGTTAACCCCGGATGTTTTATAAGGGCTTAAATATTGGATCCCGGTTAAATAACCGAACTTTGAATTTTTAGATGTTTTAACATCCGCTTCGATAGATAATAGTTTCATTGATTAACCCTCCATTAAATTAGTAATTAATAGATCAAGGCCTAGGCCTATGATCCCGAACGCCGAACATATTAAGAACGGCGTCAAAACGTATAATAAAAATAAACTCATGTTGATAACTCCCTTCAATAGTCAATTATTAATCCGAATGAATAACTGTTATATTATCCCCGGTCGAATGTTGAATAACTTCATTAAAAGACTTAAGGCCTTTAATATATAAAATATAATCTTGTAATTCTGTTTTTTTAGTTTCCATAGTAAATCCCCTTTTTAATAGTGTTTTGTTTTGTGAATAACATCGGCCAATATTGTTTTTGTTCGATGTTTTGGCCTAGATATCTTTTTTGGCATATTGTTAGGTGATATCCAGGTTAAAATCGTGTTATCAGTAGCAGTAATTAATCTAGCTTTATTACGCTTTCCGAATTTGTTATAACTTAACTTTGAATGAGTACCCCTTCTAGCATGGCCGGCCAATCTATCCCAATCCATGGTTCGAGGGAGTAACTTAACTAATTCATTATCAATGTCATTAAACATATTTAAACCCCTTTTTGAAAGTCATAACCTTTACTACATCCCAAAACCGCTTTAATTGAAGCGTTAGATGTATGGTTATATTGATAAACCGGCTTTTTAACTACAGCGCCGGGCTTTAGTTCTTGATGTACATTCGTAAACCTTTTTAATGCTGTTTTTAGATCCATGTTTAATCCCCTTATTTGGTTAATTGATTAACTTCAAAACGTTCTGCTATTCGATCTAATTCTTTAAGATCTTTAATAAGTTCTTTATCCCAAAAACTATCGTTATAATTAACAATGTTTTTGAATGGTTTTAAATATTCATTCATGTTATTAACTCCCTTTTATTTATTTAATCTTATTAAGGCCAATCTATAATCAGTGGCCTTCATAGGCTCCCCGGCTTGTTTCCAGGCTTCGGCGCCTTCATAAGTTTCGACGTGCCAATTCCAATTTAAATCTTTATATTGATTCATGTTATTAACTCCAATAATGAAAAAAATAGATTAATAAAAAATATTAATCACCTTAAGCCCTCCAATTGATAGAAGGCTTAAAAGGTTAATACTTTGAATTACTACTTATTAGTCTTATTTGATCTGTTGTTTATTTGGGTACCTAACCTTTTGAAAAAAACCTAACGACTTTGTTAACACCGTTAAGCCTTAATAAACTAGTCTCAAATTTATATAGTCTTAATAAGGTTCTTAGTACAATCCCTAAGCGGATCCCCGGAACTCCCGGAGGGCTTCGATAGCTCCCTAACTACTCTATCCGCTTTCAACTTGCGGAGCCGGCTAGGTAACGCCTTGCTATCTAATTAACTTCTATTATCCTGATTATTTATCTTAAGTCAACTATTATTATAAAAAGAATAATTAACTAAAGAATAACAATCTAACATTAAAAGAGTAGATCAAAAGATCAAAAGGTTACAATTTAATTAATATTTATTTAACCAGGGTTTTAACCAGGGATTAATCCAGGGATCAATGGCCATTATTAAATGAGTTCTAAAGATCCCGGGATTTATGAAAGCCTATAAAACCGTTTAAAAAGTTAATACCATAGCAAGGGTTAAGTCTTAAAAAGCTTACCACGGGCTTTATATGAAGCCGAAATTGTGACTTTTGATCATTTTTAGGCCATATCGGTATTTTATAGTTATATATATTGGATCAACGGTCGACCGGTGGCCGGCCATTGGAGGGCTTTAAGTTCTCATAAGATATTCAAAAGGGTTCTAAAGATATTCAAAAGGGTTCTAAAGATCCCATAAATAAAAAAATAGATATATGAATAAAGACATCGGATTATATTTATTATTAAATAATGTCTTGATTGATAGAGAAAAGGATTAATGATCCCTTGCTATCTTACTGTTTATCTAGTTCTAGTCTTGAATTGAGTCTAAAGTGAGTCAAAAAAAATCTAAAAAGTCATTAGAACATATCAAAGAACCTTATAAAAGTAATGGGGGAAACGCCACATCTGTCACGTATTATTACCTACACGAATTTTTCTGATAAATTATTTATGACCCTTGGCTCACCTTAAGTAACCCTAAGATGACCATAATAACAGGAGTGATAGGCAATATAAGGAGTAACGCCAGTAGACCCGAGAGTCTCTTAAGATACACCATGGTTTACTCCTTTATATACATTGTTAATAGATATTAGTGATTATAAGCTCGGATGTCCCTAGAGTAACCTAAGGTATACTTAAGGTAACCTAAGGTATACCTATAGGGATATATGGACCGGGGGGGGAGTTCTTCTTCCCTTTCTCCAATATAGGGGGGTAACTGTTTACACCCATAGGTCACCACTAGATGTAGTGTCTCCTAGTTGTCCTGCAGAGTCCATGAACTTCCTTAGTTCATTCTCTCTCCATTCTTCTTTAAAGTCTGATAGAGCTGAGTCTGTATCTCTTTCTAATGCTTCTGTCCAATACTTACATGCTATTGCTAATGCATCTATAGCATCATCATGTAATAGAGCACCCTTAGCTCTATTTAATCTAGTCATTTGATAGAAGAGTTGATGATTCTTATTCTCACCTCTACCATCTTTAATAACTAATGATTTATCTACTACTAGTCTATGTGAGTTCATAATGACTTCTAATGAATCTATAATCCTCATTTCTTTTTGAGTATTGTGTCTTACCTCATCAGGATTAATAGATACTGGATATATCTTAGATAATACAGGCTTAAGGAGTGAGGAAAACATACCATCACCAAAGTTACTCTCGATAATAATCTCATTGACTTTATGTTCCCTAGCTTTCTTAGCAATCTCTGCTAATGCGTCAGGAGAGTACCCACCAGGTAATCCACCTGCATCTGTTACGTATAGCATGCCATTAAGTTGTTTAACTATTGCATAACCAGTGTTATCTTTACCTCTACCAGCCGGATCGATAGACATAACTGTACCTGAGTAATCTTCCCACTCATCTGATACATATAATGGTTTATGGAACCTATCACCACTAAAGCCTACATTAGGTAGATCTTTAATGACTTCTTCTGTTCTAGTACCCCATGCAACCTTAACAGGACATTTATCTCTATCTATGTCCATTACAATAAGATCTGATAGTTTAAGAGGGTACTTATCTTGGTCAGATAGGGTTGTATCCAACATAAACTGTAGAGCAAACCCTGATCGCCCATAGGATGCCTCACGTTCACTTAGGTCTCTATCGTCAAACCTATCGGGATCTACAGCCGTCCAAGCATTCTCTTCGGTCCACTTGTCTGCTACATATGGCGCTAACTTAGGTCCATAAGATTCTAATTGCTTAGCATTCTTAGGGAATCTAGCTGTCCATATCTGTTGTTTATAGCCACGTTCTGATAGTACATTGTAGATAGACTCTTCTGTCTGCGGTGTACCAAGGTATATGATCTCAGATGTAGGATCTGGTGTTAATATAGCTTCAAATTCTTTAATAGTCTCTGATAGCTTCTCTCTTTGTGTCTGTGTTGCAGAGTTATTAGCTGATTCTACGTCATCTGCAATAATCAAACTAGCACGAGAGCCTGTCATCTGTCCTGTGACACCTACAGATTTAACTGAAGGGGCATGAGATGCTCTGGATGGAGCTACATCAAAGGCTATATTAGAGTTTCTTTGGTCATCATTAGGTGCTAAATGTTGTAATATCTCCATTTCACCTAATAAACGTTTGGTAAAGATGGAAAAGTCATCTGCCCTTTGCTTAGATGCGGAGACTACAAGTATCTTCTCTTGTGGATTGATAAGTAATCTCCAACATACAAAAGCTGAAGTAATCCATGACTTACCTACACCACGGAATGCTTCAATAATCTTCCTCTTTTCATTCCTAGTCTGTAAGTAATCAGCTATATCATACTGTACAGGGGTAGGGTGAGGGAGGTTAAGGTGTTGCCAAGTGA